CTGATATGGCAGACTCAAAGATTACAGCACTGACGGCGTTGACCGCCGCCGATCCCGCCAATGACATGATTCCCATCGTGGACGTGTCAGATACGCCACCAGCGTCAGGTAACACCAAGCGCATCAGCATCAACAACATCCTCGCTTGTTCGCCATCCGCCACGCTCGCCTCCGCCACGATCACCGGCGATCTGACGGTGGACACCTCGACGCTGAAGGTGGACAGCGCAAACAATCGGGTGGGTATTGGGACGGCGACGCCGACGTTTGTGCTGGATGTTGCTGGAAGTGCTGGAAGCGGTGTTCGCTACACCGGCAACAGCGTTCAAAACGTACTTGGTGAAACTGGAGGACTTGGTTTGGTTGGAACTGTTTCAAACCATAGTCTCGGTCTTTACACAAACGGATCGCTCAAAGCTACCATCGACACATCTGGGAACTTAGGCATAGGCGTTACGCCGAGTGCGTGGGGAAACAACAGCAAAGCACTGCATGTTGGTGGTGGTTCTGCATCTGTTTCCTCTACTGGAGCGGGTTCGACTGCTAGTCGATTCGCTCACGGTGCGTATTTTGACAACACCAACTGGCTGTATCAGTACACAGGAGTTGGTCCTGCGTTGTATCAGGTGACTGGTGCAAACGCTGGAAGCACTCACGCTTGGTACACTTCTGCTGGTGGCACGGCTGGAAACACAATCACCGACTTTGCTACGGCCAAGATGACGCTCGATGCGAGCGGGAATCTGTTGGTGGGGAAGACAGCTGCTGGATTTGGAACAGTTGGAAACGAAGTTAAAGGTAATGGCGAAGTATTTTCGACACAAAGCTCTTCCAGCAATGCTGCAACAACTTATCATGTTTATTCAACGGCTGCCGCTGCATATCGCTTTTACGTTGGATTGGGCGGCACCGTGTACGCCACCAACACGACCATCTCGGCCATCTCGGATGCTCGGCTGAAGGAGAACGTCCAAGACATCGACGTTGGACTCGGTGCGATTCTTGCACTCAAGCCGCGCAAGTTTGATTGGAAGGCCGGTAAGGGCAAGGACATCAAGGGCGACAGAGGTTTCATTGCTCAAGAGTTTGAAACCGTGTTCCCGAACCTCATTGACGAGTGGAAGGACAACGCTCCCGAAGGCGAAGCTCCTTACAAGTCCGTTCGCCAAGACCTTATCCCTGTGCTGGTGAAAGCCATTCAGGAACTCACCGCCCGTGTTCAAACCCTCGAAGCCCGCTAATTTATGACCATCAACTGGATCATCGAACGCCTGTTGGTCAAACCGACCGAAGGCACTCTCACTGATGTCGTCATCACCGCCGACTGGCGTTGCAACGGCACTCAGGATCAATACAGCGGCACTTGCTACGGATCGACCAGCTTCGCTCCGCCGAGCGGTTCGTTCACGCCTTACGATCAGCTCACGCAGGATCAGGTGCTTGGCTGGTGCTTCAGCAACGGCGTCGATCAGAGCGCGATTGAGGCGAACGTCACCGCGCAAATCGAGAACCAGATCAATCCTCCGATCATCGCTCCGCCGCTGCCGTGGTTGCCGCCGGTGATGATCGTGCCTCCGATGTTGCCGCAGGTGGAGCCGGTTTTGGTTGCGGAGGAGGCTGCTGTCGTTGAAGCTCCGGTCGCCTAATATGGAAATTACGCTCAAGCTCAACGAACAAGAAGCCAACAACATCATTCAGCTTTTGGACATTGCTGTGAAAGCTGGCGGTCTCGCCAATGCTGCCGTCGCTTTGCCAATTGTTGAAAAGATCAAGCAAGCCGCTCAACCTCAGTAACCATGCAAACCGACACTAACAACAGCAGCGGAGTTGGGATCTCTCTAGCGACCGCTGCCGCTGCTGGTGCGGTCTCTCTACTTCCACAGCTAACACAGTGGTTCCAATTCGGGGCCGCTGTGTTGGCTTTTGTCGCTGCTGCAATTGGACTCTACAAAGCCCTCAAAAAATGAACTGGAAAACTACTCTTGCTGGCGTTGGTGCAATCATGGTTGCCGTGGGTGGAGCGTTGAAAGCTCTGTTCGACGGAGACCCGTCCACCAACATTGATCTTGCCGCGACCATTGCCGCTGTGACCGTTGGATTTGGTCTTATTGCCGCAAAGGATGCGGACAAAAAGAAGTCCGAGTGAACATCGTCGAGCAGATCATCACCGCTTTGCTAAAGTGGCTGACTGGTCTGGCTAAAACATCACCAACCGCCGAAGATGCAAAACAAGACCCAGAGCTTAAAGCTAAGTTGCTGGATCGCATTGATCGCGCTGGTAAGTAGCTGCGGCTGTGGGACTCGCGTCGTTTACGTCCCGCACGGTGAGCCGGTAAGGCTTGCTGAGACCGTCAAAGCTAAGGTTTGGGTCAAAGGTGCGGACGGTGTTTCTGTTCGCTCTACGAGTCGTATAACGCTGTCCGAAGGTTGGTACGCATTGCCGAAAGACTGATTATGTCGCAACAAGTCATCAACGTTGGATCAACCGCAAACGACAACAACGGAGATACGCTCCGTGGGTCATGGATCAAAGCAAACTCGAACTTCGATGAGATCTATGCTGCGCTACCGTTGACTGCTCCAGCAACGTGGGTTCCTACTCTGGTGGACTCCGGTGGTGGTAGAACGTTTAACTTTACAGTTAACACGGCTCGACGAACGGCTGTTGGTTTTGTTGAGACATTTACCGTTGATCTGACCATTAACTCGGTAAGTGGTTCTGCGACCGGAAACCTGCGGTTGGGTCTTCCTGATGCTGCGACATACGACGCTGCTGTGTCCATCTGGCTAGACAATGCGACGGCTCAAGCGAAGACTTCTGTGATTGGTAAGGTTGTCGGTGGGACTTCCTACTGTGAGTTGAGCCATTACGAGACTGGTGACATCACAAGTCTTGCAAGCCAACTCCAAGCCACTTCACGCATTCTCGTTTCCGGTGTTTACTTCACAGCGTGAACCTGATTGCAACCAGTCTCCAGTTGGGGATGTCTGTGCTACAGAGCGCGATGGGGAACCCGTCGTTCTTGTGGCAGGGAGTGCTGGTGCGTTGTCTTCCTGCTGCGATCACTGACGCTAACTCGGTTATTGCCGGTGGGTTCCAAGACAACGTTCAAGCGCGAATCTTGGTTAAGTTCTCAGATTGGCGGCTGGCTGACTCAACGCTTGTAACCGTTGACGCTGCTGTCTGGTCTTGTGACGTTGGTTTCACCGCTGACCGTCTCTTGCAGGAGAGCGGAAGTCTGCTCCTCCAAGAAAACACTGACCGCTTGCTTCTGACTTTCGGCAAAATGATTCCGGTGGTGGGTCGTCTTGTGACCTACGATGGTCGCCAGATGCGGATCATGTCGGCTAAGAGAGACGGCTCCGGTGCTTACTATGCTCTTGAGCTTGGAGCTAAGACCAAATGACTCCACTTATCGTTGTTGATGTCAGCAGGTTTTCTGAAGCTTGGAAGCAATATCTTCGGCTTACTAGCCGCGCATTGCCAGAAGTCATCAATGCTCGCACGTTCTACATGATGTTGCGGATGTATTGCTTGCTTCCGCCAAAGTCCCCCCAATCAGCAAGAAACAAAGTATTGGATTATTTGGACAGGTATGTTCTAAAGCTTCGCAAGAAGAGCAGGAAAACCGGCAAATACCTTGGAAGAAACAGAGCTTTGCGAGTCGTACACTTGATTGCTCAAGCTAGAAACGCAAAAGAAGGAAAAGAAGGATTGTATGGTCCTACGATGCGTAAAGCTGCTGGCAAGCTTCGTCGTCGCGCTGCTGGTTCAGTTGGTTACCTCAAATCTGCGGTGACAAAAGCGATCAAGAAGCTGTCTCCGTCGTTTCAACAATTTGGTGGAACAAGACGATTTGCAAAAGGTTCTGCTGGTGTTCGTGCTGTGGCTGGAAATCAAGCTTTGATTAATCTGGCAAATGAGTATGGATTGCCGCAGGAAAACGTTTCAATGCATCGCGGGTCTTCCGCTTATGCTTATTGGGCAAAAGCTGGATTCAATCCATACACTCATGTTCGATTGAATATTGGCGTTGCAGATAACCAGACTGGCCGTGTAAACGCGATCTACGCGAAAGCAATGCAACAAGCTTATAACGACGAAGCAAGAGAGCTTGAAGACCATATCCGCGCAAAGCTTCAAGAAGCCGCTGTGCCTCTTGAGAAATATGGAGTTACTGTTCAATGAATGGCGTTGCTCTTAGAACTGAACGCGCTCTTGTTGATTGGCTTGCCGCTCAAGACTGGTCAGCGTCTCCGCTTGGAACTCCTGCTTGTCTCACCAGTTACGGTCACGGTGCGTTTACAGATTTAGACTTGGAGGACCGGATGCCGGACTTCCCGCGCATCGTTGTACGCTCATCAACTGCGGTTCCGGTTCATCCTATTGACCGGACTTGTGAGGTTGATGTAACCGCTACGCTTCAGCTTTCCGCTGACGATACTCCCGAGTACAACGTTCTTGCGACCGTTGCAGCGTTTGAAGACATCCTACAACCGCTATTCGTTGACGATAACATTTCAGAATTGAACGCTGGAGATTCCGATCCGTCTGGTGGATTCACCGCATTCTTTGCGACCCCAACAGACTTTGGAGTGAATGACACTAGCGAAAGGGCTAGAACTTTCTCGCGTTCAATGCGAATCTTTGCAGCAGCAAACTCTATAACCACATAACCACTAACTAACATGGCAGTATCAAAAGGACTCGCTCTAGTCTATGGAGCAAGAGGGACGATCAAGCTTTACACCATCAATGACGCTGGTGCTTTGGTCGCACTCACCACCGGAACCATCACGACGATGGAAAGCTACGACATCACGCATGAAGCGGATGTTGAGCAGATCAAAAATTCTTCCGGTGAGGTTGTTGCTCAAGTATCCGCCAACGAGCGGATTAGCCTCAACGTGACGTTTATTCCGTCCGCTGATACGTTTGCCAACGCAAAGATCGCCGCCTCTCTGCCTAAAGTTAATGGCTATGCTGAAATCGCTAGTTCTGATGGACCGACTGTTGGTGGCGTTTCTTTGGATGGAACCTACGTCTATTCTGGTGGAGGAAGCATCAAGATGACCAGCAGCGGTAAAGCTATGGTTACCATCACTGTGACCAAGTACCCGTCGCTGGCTGGTAATGCTGCTGTATTCACGCTTGCCACTCCTTAATCCGTGGCAGATCTTGCAAAGATACTCGCAGAGACCGGACCTCAAGCACCAATTGTGCTTGGGGTTCGACTTGTTCCCTACACCGTAGGTCATGCAATAGTGCTGCAACGGTTGGGTTCGCCATTTGTCATGGGTGGTGAAATCAACCCGACGGACTTAGTGGAGGCTGTGACCGTTTGCTCGCAGTCTCCACTTGAGTCTATCAAATCAATCAAGTCTCGTTGGAGCGGGTTAATGCTGTGGCTGTGGGGAAAGCGCATTGAGCGGATGAATGTTCTTGCCGAATGCGACAAGTTTCAGCTTTGGCTTAAAGAACAGTCAACCGCTCCCGAAGTGCTGATGGAAAGCGGTAGTAAGCCAAAAACTCCCGCGATGCCGTGGCCCGAACGGGTTCTTGTTGGATGTCTCAATATTGGGATTGCTCCTGACGATGCGATCCAGATGCCTCTCGGTGACGCAGAAAGGCTCATTCTAGCGCACGCAGAGATGATGGGTCACGTTCAGTTGTGGGACGATCAAAGCGAAGCAATCTGGCAGAGCCAACAATCCAATTGATATGGGAATACTTTCGATGCTGTTCAAGATTGGCGTTGATGCCACCAAGTTTGAGATGGATCTCAAACGGGTTCAAAGTCTTGGCGAGAAGTTTGGTAATAGCTTCAAATCAGCGGTTACGAGCAAACTTGGGCAAGCATTGACAGTTGGAGCCGTTGTCGGTTTTGCCAAAAGCGTAATGGATGCGGCTGATAGGATCAAAGACTTGTCAGATCAGTTAAACATTACGACAAACGATGTCCAGCGATTGCAGATTTTGTCTGGCGAAACAGGGATCAAGTTTGAGCAGTTTGCGTCCATTCTTGAGAAGACGGCAAAGGCAAGAATTGAAGCAACAAGCGGAGATGAAGCTCAGATTCAAAGCATGAAAGCTCTTGGTGTTTCGATGTCTGATCTTACAAATGATCAGATTTCAAACATTCAATTGAGCATCAAGCTTGCAAGTGCCTACAAAGACTCTGGTCAGTCTGCTCAAGCAACAACAGCAATAACTGATTTATATGGGACAAAACTAAGGGCCGCTGCTGCTGCGTTGGCTGATTATGAAAGCACGGCAAACAGAGACTTGATCTCTGAAAAGACAATATCAGACCTCTCAAAGAGCAATGACTTGTTAGATGAGCAGTATCGCAGATTGAAAGCAATAAGCTCACCCACAATTGCTGCTGGATTGAAGGTAACCGCTGACGCTTTAGAAAACCTGTTGTCTGGAGTAAATTCTAATGCGTTGGATCAATACGCAGCAGTTGCGTCTGGACAGGTGAATCCAACAAAAGGAACGTTTATGCAATCGGCATTAGCGTTTAGCAAAAGCTCTTTAGCATCAAAGTTTGCAAACACGCTTAACGATACAACAAACAATCCGCCTCCGATTTCAGAGCCTAAATTTGAGCGTGTTAAGGGGGACAAATTCTCTTTTGGCGGACCTCAAGACTCTCTTGCTCGTATTGGCGGATTCACTGGCTTTCAATCGTCTCAAGACACTGCAATAAGGAATGCCATTGAGCAGACGCTTCAGTTGAAGCTAATCGTCAAGAACACGGACAAGACTGCCAACAACACGCGAGACTGATATGGCAACGATCAAAACGAGCGACATAGATCTTTCTGCGGTATCATCTGGATACATTGAGATATCCCGCGAGTACAACAACGGCGATGGCACTGGTCGTTTCATTACCTACAAGTATCGCGGGAGCAAAGACGCTTTGCGGCTTGCGTCTGTTAATTGGGTTGCTGCTGGTGGCAAATATCAAATCACTGAAGACGGTCCTTATTCGACTGCAACTGTAACGTTTTCTGGGGTTAACTTTAACCCTAACAGCCCAACCGCTCAGGGTCCATTAGACGAAGACGATCCTGCTCAGCGATATGAGTTCCGCACAGAATACGTTGATGCATCGTTGTTTGAGCTTCCTGCCGTCCGCGCTGAAGCCAAAAAGAATCTTGATACTGAGTTGTACTTTGCAGCAGTGAAGCAAGCTGGAGACGATCCGAAGAACAACAAGTTGCCGCTGCTTGAAACTCAATTTCCGCTGGCTCACAAGTTGGTTAGGAGATTGGCTAGAGGTCAAAGCAGCTTCCAGACTAGCAGAGTGTCCCTAACTCGGATCTCTACTTACTCGGCTCGCAACGGTCTTCCCGCCACTCCTCCGATCATATCGGCAATCTACGATTCAATCACGCTCGCAAACCGGAATGGATTTCCGCAAGTTGTGCGTAACGTGATGCCGCAAGCACCGCTGGACCCGTTGCTGACTCCAGATGAGACCG